ACAAAAAAGAGATTTAATACTCCATAAATGGATGATTAATGATCCCATTTGGGATTATTCTGTGGCATATTTTCGGTAATCTTTCCCGGTCGAAAATTTTGGAGTTGCTTGTGCCATGCGGATCACCTCTTCCGGTTTATGATGTGGACAGTGCCATAATACACGACCATCCCCGCATTTTGTACCGCAGCCTCTTTGTATGAGTATTTCCCGTTTCTCGTCCGGTAACCGGGCCCCGCAGCATACACATACGCGCTGGACCTTGCCGATCATTCAATCACCAAAACCAATTCTGTATGTGAGGGGCACTTTCCAGATCCGCATGTCATAGGATGTCCTCCCTTTTGCTTCGAGAAAAACCACATCCAAGTATCGACATAATCCAACGTTTGAACCCATCCGCAATGTGGGCACTTTAGTATCACGGTTTCACTTTCTCCGGTTTGTTGCTGCATACGTATTCATCACTCTTATACGGTCCCTGACAACGCCCATTGGGAGCGCCACACCGGGATATTCCCCGGCTGTTCTTGGAATCGTGCGGGCATTGGAGTGTCATGGTGCACCCCTCAATGTTTCAACGCGATAATGATCTGGGAGATATGCCCAATTCCCGCACTCGTCGAGCATATACCATGTTTCGCCATCAGTCAATAGGCACTCAATATCACAATATGTTAATCTGTCATCCAGCCCGGCATCCAGACACAGAGTAGATAATCCGAATACCGCAGGATCTGGATTGTATCGGTCAATATAAATTTTACCATTTCAGATATCTGTTATTCTGTATGTCATCTTTTTCTCCTCTCCTGTTCTTTCTTATAATCATCGCGCTGCTTTCTCTGGCGTTCTCTTCCGGCTTCTGTTTGACACGCAAGGTGATGTAGATGCAGGGGGAACCCGATCATAATCCCGCCCGGATCTGTGCTGTGCCGTATAGATGTTCCCGGATTATCCTGACAATATCTGGATTCCATTTCCACTGATACCCGGAATGTGAGCTGCCATTCGGATTAATCGTGGTAAATGGTAGATTTTCACCATATCCTCTGCCAATGTTTGTAGGTTGCCATTGAGTTACAGCCCAATATTGGAATCCCAGCTGCGAGAGTAACTGATTAATGGTTTTGTTTGACATGGTGAACTCATTTCCGATCTGTGTTGCGTTCAGGTATCCCGGCGGCTGTGCTCTATCTTTCCGCACCAATCCTTTCAGCCATGACAGGTCCGCCCCGGTCTCGCTCTCAACCCGTGCGAGTGCTACAGTAGTCATGATCCCCCGGTCAACATGTGCAAACTCGACCATTGCATCTGCGATATTCAGATGTGAGCGTACCATTGCCTCAATAGCATCATCGCGGGGAATGGGGATTGTTTCACCTTTAACAACCTTTGAAAGTGTTGAGGCCGCCCACTCTTGGAAATCTATAATCCTCTTTCTTCTTACCGGATCCTTGACACGGGCATAATCCACTTTCATCAGCATCGCGGTAACACCATCGTGATTAAGGCAGATCTGTTCTTGTGACGTTCCTTGAGGTGTTGCTAAATTTACCTTACCGCTCCACTTTCCGACGATCTCTTCATTGCGGTGAAAGAGTTTCCGGAGTCCTGATCGGTCATGCGTGATACCATCTGCAATGTCATTAAGTGGGATCATTGGTTGTCCATTATGCTTAACCACACGCACCCGGATTCCTTGAAAGGATTCAATTGTTACTATGTCAGTCATAATACCGGCTCCGGTTCGTTATATGCACAATCTCCAGTGCAATGCTCGAATAGTTCACATGCACGGCAGGAGAACGGGCTTTTGCGGGGCGTTTTCTGTTTTTCTGGATTTTGGTTTATGAACCTGCTTAATCGGTTCATCTCTTCCGGGATATGCGGCCATAGTTGGATTACCGTTCTGATTTTCCACACGGACCCGACATCCTCTCTTTCGAGGATCTGAATGATTTGCTCTTTCATGGTTCCACCTTTGGAGAATATACGATATCCCCCGGCATTAAGGTAATCTTGCAATCCTTTTTGATGACGACACAATAATACGCATCGGCCATCTTTGCCTTAGTAGGGACACAAATGCGGTATCCCTGCTTTTTGCTACCAAATACAGTATATGGTTTGTTCATGGGTATGCCCTCACTTCTGTACGGAGATAATAATATCCGTTGTTCGTAAGATTTCGGATTTCGTCGTTCTCCATAAATTTTACGGGGATATCAACGGTTTTTTCCATAAGGGGATGTCCCGGTTTCTGGAAATGGACTTTTAACATTAATCCCATTTTTCACACGTCCTTTTTGTTATACTACCATATGGTAACTATAAGCATATAAACATATGGTTTTTAATTAAAAAAGAGTGTTTATTGTTTCATCTGTTCCGTCAATGATAACGGGGTTGTGGTATCCAGAGGTTTAAGTTGGCCGGGTTGATACGATCCTGATGTGCTGGATTTCCGTATTGCTTCCCGCTTCAGGTATGCTGCATAGGGGGGGTACGGTTCTTCGGTAATCGTCCATGTGCGGGCGGGCATCAAACGGTCCTCCGTTGCAGCACTTCACAACCCATTGCGCAATATCCCGGAGAGAGACCGGAAAACTCTCCCGGAGCGATCATGTAATCCACAGAACACAGCATTTCCCGCCCGGTATAAGTATTGTCGTTAGGGTTATATTCCCGTGACCAGAGAACATCCCCCAGATTATAACCCCTGTCCTCCCGTCTAATCTCAAAGGGTTTATTCCCGTTCCACATATCGGAAAAATAGGGATTGATTGTTTTTATTTCGTGCATCTGTTTTGTCACGGTTTTCGCGGCCTGCCTTTCTTGACCATCATATCAACGTGCTTGTCCATGCTGAACCCGCTTCGCCCGTTGGCATCCTTCGGCGCATTGGCATCCATCTTCATTGCGGCAATCTCCTTCTTGTATCCGGGAGTTTTCTTAATCCGGTCATCCCGCTCCCGGTCAAGTATCCCCTGCACCTTCCCAAGAAACGCCTTCTGTTTGAGGATCTCGTCCATCATATTATTGTGAACCGGGATGAGATTGTGCATCTGGATTTTCAGGGTGTCAACGTCCCTTACCAGCGTTTTGATATTCTCTGCGTATTGTTCCATGACGATCTTTGAGAAGGGAGAATTATAGACAATCTCCTGCAACTGTGCGATCTGTTTGTTGGTTATTTCTGCATACTTTATCAGATCAATTCCCGGACTCTTGATCCCGGCCATCTGTGTTTTTAGGATCTCAACATCCGGGATTGATTTCAGGAACACGGTGTTTGATTCTTCAAGCTCTGCAATCCGTTTCAGCATCCCGGCACCGGCTTCACATTTGCAGGTTGACAGTTGATCTACCGTTTCGGATAGTGCCTCTATGCTCTCATCATGATCTGTCAATCGTCGGTTCTGATCTTGCTGCGCCCTTCCCTCGAATTTTAACAGCTCTTCCAGTTTCGCAATCCTGATAGAATGATTATGAATCGGGCCATCGTTCAATTTATAGTTTAATGAACCCTCTATTTTCTCAACCTTCTTTACCAGTTCAGTGAATTGCGGTAAGAGGTCATGCGCTAAATGTGCCTCACCATGCCGTCTAATCGTGGCGTTGAGGTCTTTGATCTCCTTCATTAACATCCCGTTAATGATTCTTTGATTGGCTTTAAATTTCATGGTTGCATCCCTCCGGGTATCTCTGCGAGTGTTGATTGTCTGTTCTTATTGCGGGACTGTGCGCACTGGTTTGTGAGCGCCTGCCAGAGTTTCAATAGAGGGAAGCATCGGGTTTCATAGACGCACCTGGAGCACTGTTCGCGGGTCATGGGAAATCCCTCCGTATTGAATCGGTCATCTCTTTCGCTGCCGTGTAAATCATTTCTATCATTCCCTCGAAGTTATCCCCGCCCGGTGCTGAACAGAACATTGCCACATCGGCGCATACTTTGAGAGATGACTGCATGATAATCGCGGGTTCATTTTTTGCCACAAACGGTTTCCCGCCATACCCGGACTTCTGCGATACCGGCCAGTTATCCGGCTTCTTGTAGTATGTCTGGTCAATCACAACCCAGAGATCCCCGGACTTCTCCGCTGAGATTGAGACAAAGAACCACTGCTTTAGTTTCTCCATCTTCTTGACAAGATTTCCTTTCCACATCATCTCATGGTGCTTGCCGTCAATATCCTTGACTGTGAGAGAGTGCGCCCCCGCATCAAACGCCGTGATCTGTCCCTGGACTACCTTGATCCCGGATTCAAGCGGTTTATCTTTCGGTTGTTCCTTCGCTTCTTTGCTCTTGGCTGCCATCTCTTCAGCGTGCGCTCTCTCCCTTTGCGCTTCATCAGCCCGGGCTTTCAGGGCCGCAACCTCTGCTTCGGGCATTACTTCTTTCGGGCTGCTTGAGGATTGGTTCGGAACGGTGAACCCGGCTGCCTTCATCTTCTGTGCCGTCGTAAATCCATCACCCGCTTTCTGTGGTGCTGCTTTCTTTGCCCGCCAGATCTTCTTTATCCGGTTCTCCTCATCCAGTTCATACTCTACCTGATACCCGCGTTCTAATTTCTCCAGAAACGGGTATGTTTTGGGAATGCACACGAATGGCACATCGTCAATCCGAGCGATCATTTTACCGTCATCGCTCATTCCTTTATCACTTAATTCGCCTATCATTTCCTTACAACTCCGTAAGATATGGTTTCCTTGACCAGCACCACACCGGGAGCCGCTGCCAGAGCAACCGGATTAACTACCTTGTCAACCACTCCGAGCGGGATCTTCTTTCCAAGTTGCGTGAGTTGCCGTTCCAGTTCCCGCCGTTCAATCGCGCAACAATCCGCGAACTCTTCGGGGAATACCTTCGCAAACTTGTCAATATCCAGCGTCCGGGTTTTGCGGTATTTCTCCTCAATCCTGAAGGCTCCCTCCTCGTTAATGTTGTTCTTTACCGCATAGTTAAGGGCTGCCGTTCGTTCCTCCCTGATACGTGCAAGGGCGCTCTCCATCTTGGCGATGATGTTGTCGCACTCGTAGACTTTGGTGAGCGGGTCCCTGATGGCGATCTCTGGCAGGGGATTGTGTATGAGGCTCTGTGCCTCGTCCATTGTGCTCATGCGTCCTCTCTCCTCTGATGGCAGATCAGATCCCCTTTGTTGTCCTCGTGCTCCTGTTGTGAGTATTCCGGTAATCATGGTGTGAGTGAGTGCCCGTTTCTGTTCGGCTTCAGCGTCTATAATCGGGCTTCGGGAAAAGGTGAAGTGAGCACATGATCCGACAGTGATTCCTGCCCTCTCGCGCTCAACCATCATCCCGCATACAAACTTCTGCCCGGCATCAGGACCGTCCTCTTGTATGCTCTCTTTGCGGGCGCACCTTCGGCAGATACCAGAAGCGGTCATGGTTTTCCCACCGGTTCATAAGTCATCGTTCCATTCGGCTCAACATAGAGTGCAAAATCCCCCGTTATAGTTGAGGGAACTTTAATAGACTGCTCATTCCGGCCAAGTCTACGCACCTTATACACCCCATAATATTTCCTTTCGGACTTCATACAATATTATATGTTGGTGTATGAGTATATATAACTTCTTAAACGATATTTCACCGTCATAAAAAAGTATATTATCTCGTACTGGATATATGGATAATCATGCAAAACAAAAATAGTAATGGGTTTTATGCCCCGCCACGATATTATATCATGCTGTTCTGCGGGATCACTCTTATCTTTGCCGGGTTTGGGGCTACTGCGTTCGGGACTTTCTTTTTCATTGCGTCTGTAATTACGTTAGGAATACAGATGCAGTTTACGGGTTGACTGGCACCCCATCCTCTTTTTTCTGTGCAGTTTGTGGAATTGATTGATAGGCGATAATCACCAGTGCCTTTGCTGCCTCATCGATTGGAAATGAGCCATTAGCAGTGTATTCTAATGTCCCGTCGTCTTTTTGGTTTTCAATAATAGTGAGTGTTCTGATCATTTTCCCTCCTCATGGATGGTCGTATATTACATGAACGTGCCCGGACGAATCAACCCAACTCAAATCGTCTCCATTTGGAGAGTATAGGTAAGAGTACGTCCCGTCTCCCCCATACAGGTTCATTTTGGGGGAGTATATATACGCGGATCCCGCACGAATATATCCATACGCCACAATATCCTTAAAATTTGCACCCCCGGCACCGGTAATCTGCCATCCGGTATCTCCGGGAGAATAAGACGGGGTTTGTATCGTTCCCTCTACTGTTAGAATGCTTCCCGAAGAGATCGTACATGTTGCAATTGTCCCTCTCACAATAACATTAGAAAATTCAGCACTGCCATCCCCATTAATCTGCCATCCTGCCGATCCCGCTGTATATGTCGTGCTTTTAACCGCGCCGTTAATTGTCAGTACGGATCCGGATGCAATAGAAGTTGTGTATAGCGTCCCTCTGATTTTTACCGAGTTAAACTCTGCGTCACCGTTTGCTTTTATTTGCCATCCTGATGTGTCAGCAACGTAATTCCCGCTCTTGATAATCGAATCCCCACCAGTGGTTCCAAGCGTGATCGTCTTTGCATTGAGGGTTGAGGTTTTGATAGCGTCTGCGGTGATGGTGTTCGCGGTGATCTGCCCTCCGTTAATCGTTGTCACTCCGGCAGAAGCCCAGCCAGAGATCTTAACACCCCCCAAAATCTCAACCTGTCCGGCAGATATTTGAACGGCTACATTGTTCACTAATGATGCCGTCTCTGCGGTGTTCGCTATCAGGTCTGCAAGGCTCTTGGTAGCGTTTGCCAGTTCCAGCGATATTTCTTCCGGCTTTGATAGGTTCGTTGTAACCTTTACAATCTTGACATTGACATTCAACCCCAACCCGGTGATCGGATCAATAAGATCAGAATTGACTACCCGGACGATCTGCCCGATCTCGAAACTCTCGTAATCGAAAGAGAAGTCCGGGTGCTCTGCAAGGTTCACGGCATCAACCGTGTAGGAATAGACCGGATCTTTGTATTCAGCCAATACCTTTTGCGCCCATTTCAGCAGGGTTGATGGATGGGTGATGCGCTTATCGGTAATCCTCCGGGGATGCACGCCATATGCAAGTTGTGATGCTGCATTCTCAATATACTCGTAGGTTTCCCCAGCATCAATGAGGTTAAGTTGTACCTCCTTCTCTCCGTATCCATACGCGTAGAGTTTGTTGGTGATGCTGGTGAAATCCCGTTTCCGGGTTACGCCCTCCATGTTTTTTGCGTATCGGATCTCTCTCGTGGGCGTGGTTGTGGATGGCTCGTTATACCAGTTGAAATGGCGATCCTCATCCACCTCGATGTATCCCCCCAAATAACTCACGCATTGCTGAAACGCTTTCAGGAGATTGACATTTTCCACCGCTATGCAGAATGTCGTTGTTGGCTGGATAGTTCCGACCGTGATCGCGGGTGTGCGGGTCTGAAGTGCAAGCAGGGCAGTGACTATCGCAGTAGGTGTTTTCGGTGTGGCTGTGGTATCATACGAGATGTTCTCTTCATCTACCAGTTGCACCATCGCTCCTGCATAGTTACAGGCGATCACTTTCCCTGATGCGGTCCATTGATCGGTTGCATCTTCAAGCGTGTAGAGTCCCTCGAATCGTGATTTAAGCGTGTTCCAAATCTTGACCTCATACGCAGTTGTCAGGAATGTTGTTTTTGCATCGTCTGCCGGTAAGGAGAATGAGAGCGTTGGGGCTGCGTTCGCCTCTTTTGTTAGCGAGATGTCGAGTGCATTTTCAAGGTATGCCGACTTTACCCCTGCGGTTGTAAACGCCCAGATCTGATATGTCACTTTACGCCACCCCATTGATTTTCGCAATACTGGCTTTGGCAACTCCGCAGACTTTTGATACGCCGGAATACGTGACACCGCAGAGTTTCGAGATGTTGGTTGTTACAAGAGTGTACCGTATAATTACGATACCTGAACCACCATTACCCCCGGCGCCGTCCGTTGCACATCCTCCACCACCACCACCTGTATTAGCAGTGCCTGAATGACCCGGTGAACCGGCAGAGTAGACATGTCCATCTCCTCCACCATCCGCGCCAGTGCCGGCGGTGCCAGAATTTGTTGAACCTCCACCACCACCAGCAACGCGAGTTGTATTTGCAGATTCTCCTAATATAGTAGAGGCGTCAAAACCGGCACCACCATTCCCACCAGCCCCGGCTTGGTAATCCTGACCAACTGCCGAATATCCTCCGCCACCTGCGGCATTATATGGAGAGCCACTCGAACCACTACCCCCCGCCTTACCCTCAGTTCCTGTTCCAGCGGCACCAGTAATACCGCCCTGATAACCACCACCGCCACCAGAACCGCCCGATGCGGGATCAGTAGACGTGTAATATCCGCCATATCCTCCACCGTGGGCTGTGATTAAATCGGTTCCTTCTGTAGTACCAGAACCAACTTGTATAATGGAATTTCCACCATTTGCCGGTGTGGTTGTACCGGTGCCGCCATTACCTACTGTAATAGTTACCGTTCCAGAAACAGCAAAGTTTTTGGTTGCGGAATTTTCTTTAACTCCACCTGCACCACCCCCGCCGCCTTGATTCTTCCCTCCGCCTCCCCCTCCAGCTACTTCAACATACTCAATACTGGTTACACCGGTTGAATCCCACGTTGTCGCTCCATTTCCGGTTCGATAAGTATATTTTTTGATTATTGTACCTGCATCCGCTCCACTACCTGTTCCGGTATCGCAGTAACAGTTGCCGTCGTTCTGGTTACCACTCCATGAGAATGTCATTTTAACCTCTCAACGAATCGGCGAATCTTATCTGCATACTGTTTATTCGCGGCGTAAACAACGAGTGAACCTTGAGATGAGGTCAGCCATGTGACAGTACAGTTTGAGTTGTTGATCTGATTGTACTCGTCGTGGTGGAGAGCCGCCGATTGAAACATATCTTCCCGAAGTTTCTCAATCACCGGCTTCTCTACCCATATCCCTTCTACGAACTGTCCGGGCATGGTATCACGTTATAGTAATCCAAGTGTTATCAGGCTTGAATAGAATAATGTCTGCGGTCAATGCTCGTCCAACAATCTGAACATTCTTTCCGGTTCCGGGTGCTGTTGCTGTTAATGCACCGGGAGTTCCAGAGGCATAGAGAGCTGCACCGGGTGTCCATGTCGTCCAATCATCTTTTCGTGCAATTCCTACAAGCAAGAACAATCCTGATGCGTCTGCACTTATAGTTGCGATTGCCATACAGACAACGGGCATAGTTGCTTCTGCATCCGAATCTGCAAGTGCCGCTTCTCCATCAGAGTTGATGAAACACACATCTCCGAAGGCTACGTTGGCATGTGCCGTAAGAGTAACGGTTATGCCTGATGATGTGAGGTCAGTACCGAGTGCCTTGACCACTTTGACGCTCTTTCCATCTGCAAGATCAATTCCATTTGCAGTTGCGAATCTGCTTGTATCCGAAGCGTGGACGTGATCCCGGTGCGCTGCCACAACTGCGGTGCCGGGTCCGGCTGTCCCGTTCATCTCGGGGTTTGTTGCGTCGAATATAGCCTTGTTAGTATATGCCGTTTCACCGTTTGCAATCCCTACCACATTCAGGAGATTTGCCGCTGGTGCAACAGCTTTCACGACAAGACCGTGATTTGTGGTGTTTGCATTCAGATCAGTGTTGTCATCTGGAGTGCCGAAATCATCGAGTTTCCGGCTTGTTGCTGCCTTCCCGCTTTCGTGGGCCGCGATATTATCACAGATCTGATCGTAGATACCTGTGGAAAACATAACGGCGATCTTCGTGCCGGACCCCCACGCAACACCCGCTCCTATCGTTCCATCAGCCTTTACGCCCCGCGTTGCAGTGGTGAGATTGCCGGGGCCTGATGTTGCTGATGCACCCGTGATTGTGATCTCTTCGGTTGCGGTTACAGTTGCATCGTCATACCCGATCACAATTCCCTTTGTGATTAAAACCCCGTCTGCGTCGTGAAATACAGAGGTTTCTGCCACCGGGATCGTGGTGACACTATCATTAATTCCTGCTGATAGCGTCGTGGGTACTGAGTTCTTTTTGAGTTTTGCTAATGCTGCATAAGTCATGCTTTGTTACACGCTCCTGTCTTTTTTGGTTACGGTTAATGCGAGGGTTCTTGCACCAAGCACATCTGTATAAGTGACGGTGCTTGTGTTGGGTGCAATAATCGGAAACTCACCAGTAAACGACGCGATATTATTCACACCGTCGTTTATCACCGTGAAATCGCGCCCGTCAATACAGATCGTTTTTCCGACTGCTAACGATCCTGCAAACGTGAATGTGAGGGTTCCGTAAACAAACAGAACCCCGCTTGCATCTGCCTGGATGTTGCCTTCACCAGAGAGATACACATATTGCGTAAGGCTGCCAGTACCATCCTCATACTGTTCACCAACACCGGATAAGATAGCGTCGATTGATAGTTTCCCTGTCGAATCTACGGTAACGTTTCCTTCACCAGAGAGATTAACCGCCCCGATAAGATATCCCAATCCGGATACCTGCACGCTGCCAGTACCAGAGAGATATATAGCACCCACGAACATGTCGCCAGTGCCATACACCTGCACATTCCCCGTCCCATAAAGGTATATGATGGTTTTCCCGGATCGGTCGATAGGACTTCGATCCATTCCGTCCCTATCGAGTCGCATCCAGATCCTCCTTATACCCTGGTGCTTCTGATCTTACATTCTCCGATGTTGAACTTTACCGGATCCGTGTCTGCCACTGCCCGGGCGGGGGCTAACAGCCCTGTTGCCAGCCGGGTTCCTCCCGTAAGTGCTGAATAGATTGCGAAGTGCGTAATTGTACCCCACCCGCCGGATCCCGCAGTGCCGAAATCAATCACCGCACTATTCGCAGACGTGACGATTTCCCCGGCGGTCGTTGCCGCCCCAAATGTGGTCGCTTCCCGTGCGTATCCGGTGCCGGATACCTCAGCACCCCCGCTTAATGGGTCTCCTACCCAGAGCGAGCAGTAAATCCCTGCAGGCTGACTCATTGCCGATGCTGTCAATAAGTGGTCCTGTAAATCTTCGAGTGTTGCGGTTACAATGCCTGTTGCCATGTTTTATGCCTCCAAAGGATACTCAATCGTGATCGTAAATCCGGTTACCGGGACGGTCCCGTTGTTCTTTATGCAGATTTTCGCGGGTGTGCTGGTGTTGCCGCTTGACGTTACTGATAGGGTTGTCCCGCTGGTTGTGATGTTCGCTGTGGTGCTATCCTCCACCTCATACGCATACGGGTCATCTGCCACCAAGTTCAGCGTAAAATCACTACACCCCACCCATGCCCGGTCAAACGGTAATTGACCGCAATAATGGACAGTATATGTGAGCGCCGGGGAGTCATCGAACACTAATAATAGTTTTCTTGGTTTGCCATATACGTCGGTGAGTATGCGGGCAAACGCCCTTATAAGTACATCAAGGGCAGCTGCATCAGCACAATCCTGAAACCTGCAGGGCAGATTAAATGAACGAGGCCCGACATCAGATCCGAACCAATACGATCCTGCTTTGCCGGTGATCTCTGCTACCCGATCACGTGTTTCGGGTAGCATCGGTTGTCCCGGAGAATACGAGAGAGTTATCCCGTATGTGCTCGCAGGGAATCCGTTGAGGGTGAATCCCCCATTATCGGTCATGCTCCAGCCCCCCTCCCTCTATTCTGCCTGCCGATAAGGGTATAGAGATTACGGGCGATTTGCTCCTCATTGCCAGTGAATGTGCAATCCTTAAACACAATATCTCCTCCGACCTTGCCCCCTGCGTTGCTACCTGTTAGGGGTACAACGGCTTCGGGTCCTGCCTCCCCAATCATGGCAATCGTGGGCTGTGTGACAATACCACCAGCCGCCAGCCGGGGGATTTCGGATAGGTGAAACCCAATAGACTGCCCCCCAATAAGTGGCACCCAACTCGGTACTGAGAAGTTCAGGAGATTCAACCCCCGGATCATGGTGTTGATACCGTCAATTACGATATTTACCGCCCATTTCATTGTGGCAACAATGCCTTCCCAAACAACCCCCGCCACTTCTCCAAGTGCCTTAAACGTCTTTGAGATTACCCCGAATTGTGTTTCGAGGTAGATTAATCCCAGAACCAGCGCTGCAACTGCTGCAATCACCAGCACAATCGGATTAGCTGCAAGGAAAATCATCGCAGTATTCACACCCCCGATCAACATCGGGAGTTGAGTAAGTCCCAGAAGCATAGGGCCCCCAATAGAGAGCGCGGCCCCGACCCCGTCGAGCGGTTCCAGCATTGACCCGGCTGATAATTTCAGTTCATCAAATACATTTTTGACTTTATCTGTTGTACCGATAGCGCTGTCCGCTGCATCTGCATACTTTTGCGTGAGCCCCCCGGCGCTTTCGATCTCTGTTTTGTATCCGGTGACTGACTCTTTTGTGATTCCGAGCGACGTGTAAAGTGCATCAACATCGCCTTTTGAATCACCAACTGCCGATCTGAATGCCTTTGTTGCCGCTGCACCCTGGTATCCCGCGTCATTCAGGGATAGCATGATCGCTTCTGCATCTTCCATGCTCAACCCCATATCATTAAGTTTCGGACCAAGCGTGGACATTGTGCTGGTGAAATCAGAGAGTTCGATGGTGCTGTTCTTTGTCAGGTATGTGAGTCCATCAATATGGTCCCCGACCTGTTCCAGCGGGATATCGAACGCATTAAGAGCGGGGATGAGTGAACTGGTGACGGTTGCGGCGCTGTTGCCGGTTGCATCTCCGAGCGTATCCATGCTTTTAGATATGGCCTGCAACTGCTCATCGCCCCGGACCCCTGCACGGGCAAGGAGATCGAAGGTTGCGGTTACATCATCCAGCGGGAATCCTGCATCAGAGGTTGCCAGCGCCATTTCTCTTATGGCTTCTGTGGTGGTTCCAAGCGTGATCGCAGTCCCGGCAAATTCGGCATTGGTTTTCTTTGCATCGTCGGTGAGGGCAACGATTGAGATCCCTACTGCCGTCATACCCAGCGCGATCTCTTTGGAGTTGCCTTTTATGGCGGTAGTGAATGCTCCGAATCGGCTCTCTGTCTTGGTGAGTTCGGTGTCTGTTTCGGCTAACCCTTTTTTAAGACCGCTGGTATCCGCTTCTATGGGGAACGACAGCCCCTTCGCAAATCCTTCAAATACCATTTTTACTTCCCGCCTCCTTTCGTAGCGCCCACCCATTGCAGCATCGTCGAATAGATATGTTGCATCCGGGTTTCTCGGACTTCCGCATCTGGGGCGTGTGCCGGCTCCGCGTGCGATTTTGTGGGTTTAAAGTAGTCTGATGGTTTCTTGGTTGTGCCGGTTTTCTTTACTGACACTGTGGGGATACCATTCTGTAAGATCGCCGCAATCAGTCCAACCCGTTCGTTTTCCATCTTTACAATCTCCTTTTCCCGTTCGATCTTCGCTTCGATGTATGGCTGGAATTCGGCAGGGGTGAGATCCCCGAACTCTGCCGGGGTCAATCCACCGATTCCATAGGCTGCCCGCTCGATTTCCCGGAATGTTTCCCGGAAACTGCGGGGGGCGGTGTCGGGTTTTTTGTATCATCCTTCCCGCTTTTTCCAAGCCATCCGGATGATTCGATAATCCCCTTCATAGCTTTCCCGAACATCTCCATACCGTTCTCTGATATGTAGCGTTCACAGAGATCCCCGGCCTGTTCAATGGTGATTCTGTCAGCGCCGTACGCGTTAATACAGCACCAGATTAAGCCGCGATAAGCTACAAAGTTCTTTGAGTCTGCCGTGCCTTTGAGGAGTTCTGTGACGGGCCCGATCTGGTCGTCGAACATGCACATGGCATTGAACGAGACCCGCAGGTTATAGACCCTTCCACCTGCCTCAAAAACTGTGTGTTTCCTGCCGTCCATACATCACCTGATTACGGGTGCGCAGTGGTTCCGCCGTGTACTCGTATCCAGTAGATCTTCGGGGTTTTGTTCAGTTCCGATACTACGATTGATACATACGTGACCTTCCCGGCGCCCGTGTTGATTGTAACAGCACCAGATGCAACTCCGGTTGCTACCACAGTGCCATTGACATAGATGGTGCCTGCCGTTGCGGTTGGAGTGATTGCAATGCTGGTATCATCCACATAGGCTTCGAGATCATACTCATAGACCGCCGCCGCCGCTGCAGGTGAAGGAGTGAGTGCGTTGCTGTCGTTATCCACAACCGAGAAGAACGGGGTTGTCAGCCCGGCAGCCCATGTGGTTACGGGGGTTATCCTGCCGTTTACCGTGACTTCCATGTCGAGGTATGCAAGCCCGTCATCTTCTGTCAGGACGCACTTGGCGATCTGCCCGCTGAATGAGAACGAGTGCCCGCCGCTGTGGAAGTCTGGAGGCATGACAACCATCCATGTATCCATATCACGGTCATAGATATCCGTCCGCAGGGTTTCCTGTGCGGCTGAACCCGTGTACATGACACGGAACCCCAGATTGTCGTGGTTAATCCATGTCACCAGTTTAGTCATTACCCCGCCGATATTGTTCTGCGAGCGGGTTTCCTTTTCAGTTGCCGTTGCGCCTGGGTATTTTGGCTGATCCATTTCCCCGATAACAAGGCCATTCTGGAGGATGAATACCCCCAGAGTTGATCCAACTTCTTCTGTCATTTTCTCAATTCCTCACTTTTTATTTGTGATAATCATAATGCACGGTGAAATCGCGGTGCTCCATGTAGAGCGGGATCTCATCGTTCGAATCCGGCATACCGCCGGCATCCCTGATACTGACAACATACACAGTAGAAGTGCCAGCGGTAAGGATGGAGTTCTTGCAGCGATGCAACGAATCGGCGATGAGTTCTGATAGGTTCTCTTCCGGGCCTATGGTAGACGACCACGCCGTACACTGAACCCGCATATGCCCGTATCTGCCGGTGTTCGTATCGGCATCACGGGCTTTATCAACCCGGTCAACCGTGATAGCGGGGAAGGTTGGAGATACGGGCAGTTTCTTCCGATATACCCGCGTGCTCACAACCGCCGCCACTGAGGTATCGGCTTTCAGGCGGGTGATTACTGCAAGAACAACGTCACGCACGGCCTAACGCCTCCAGATAAGTTTTCTGGTATTTCTGCCAGTTCTGATCGAGAGGGGGGCGGAAGTATGGGCGGGCGGATTGGTTATAAACCCGTCCGAGTTTGTCCTTATCGGCAAACCCATATTCCAGTCTGCGGGCATAGGGGAGATCCGTTCCGACAAGTGCCGATTTAAAATCTACCATCTGGACGTGGATCGACCTGCGGAGCGTTCCGGTATCATACGGGGCACCGGCTTTGACATCGTTTGCATACTCTTGAGCGGTAAGTTTCAGGGCGGTTTTCTGGTTTTTCTCTGCCAGTTTCTCAAGGTCGTCAAATGCTTTCTTAAGTTCCTTCATGCCCTTGATTTCAACCATCACGTCCCCCGCTGCTCTGCTATCAGGGAGTATCCCCCATTCTCACCGTTGCCGTTCATGTTTTCCCCAGGTATGGAATCAACTGCGATGCCAAGAACAGGACCGCCGATATGAGGGTCGTGATCGCCATTCCAAGGATCGCCATGAAGAATTTATCAAAGCGGTCTGACAGCGTTGTAAGGAACTTCTCGAGCCGGTCATTAAGAACATCAAGGCGCTTGTTTGTTTCCTTGATCTGATTCTCAAGGGATGCAACGGTTTTCTCGTAAGAGATAGCCACAAGTTCTGCGTCCTTGCCGAACTGGATTACCAGCTTATTATTCTCCTTTCCGGCGTTCACCTCTGCCTCCCTGACAGCCTCAAGGATCTGCTTCTCAAGGCTCCTCATGGCTTCCGAGAGATCAACCCGCTTAACGAAATTCGAATCCTCCATCATGATGCCCTCGCAAGTGTGCAGGTGTAATTAAACGGTGCTGTCGTGCTCCGGGCATACGCTGGAGTGACAGAGTTAATCCCGAATGTTCCGACGTATCCTACCGCTGTGCATGTGATAGTATCCCCTTCGGCAACCGTCACCGCCCCGTCAAGCAATACTTTAAGAGTAGTTTCCCCATAGAGAGATACCCCGCCCGCCGTCCTGACCATATCCTGCGATGAGAAGAACCGGCATGTTACTGTGCTGTCTGCATTGGTGGTCGTTGGCTGCCCGTATTCGTCAAGGGTTTGCGTGATAACGCCGTTAACAATTGCCGCTCCCGGGACTGTGCCATTATCGCTGATTACCTCATCGTTTTGAAAGGTTCCGGTGATGGTATGCAGCGTTAAACTGCCGGATGCTATACTGCCAATGGATACAATTATAGCGGTTGCGTGGGATGTTGCGCCGGTAAGCGTTTTTCCCACGGTAAATACTGCCGTGCCGCCATCGTATCCGAGCGTGTAAACCTGCTTTGTGCTGTGCAGGGTTCCGGTGTGAACCATCCCCTTCATTCGATCAACTCTGAGAAGAATACCGGCGGGGTTGATTGGTCTAACCGGAAGTCTTTCATATCAGCATCAGAACGGGTGATTTCAGAGGTTTCAGTATAGTTGGTCTGTTGCCGTCCGAGTTCTTCTGCCATTCGTGCATATGCCTGTTCTCGTAGATACTTTGCCGCTCCGAAATGATCGGATACACCGCTCTGGGAATAATCCCCGGCTGAATATGCGGTTGGGTTTTCCCCGGTGACGTTGAACCGTTCAGCTACTCGTGCACGGGTGAGAAACACAGATATAATCTTTGCTGCCGTCGTTGTTGGGGAATATGATCCCCGCGCTGCAAAGTATTGGGTAATCTCACTATCTGAATCCGCGATCATGTATCCCAGATCGGCATCGGATACCACTGTGCCAACATAGACTTTTACATCCGCTGCTACACAATACGCCATTTAGACCGCCTCCAGCCATCCACGATACGCACACGTGCAAATCGCATCAGCATTCGTAGCATCCCCAATAACTGACATTTTAAGGTCGGTTCCTGTGGGAAATTTTATCGGGAAATCCAGATTCATGTTATACGCTGAATCCTGAATTCCGATCTCGTAATAGGGATAGAACAGGCTGGATATTGCTTGTGATTGGTCGTCATAGGTTGCTCGCAGCGTGAAACGTGCATACCGCCCGCCCGCTGAATTACCAACAGAACACGATAATTGAGATATGTATAGCGTTTTGTCAACAGGGACAGTATAGATGCTGTTCCGAGCGCGGGTATTTCCGATTGCAATTCTTGAGAAGATTGTTCCTAATGTGATGTGCCGAATGTCGATGGTTCCGGCTGCCGATCCTCCCGTGCCTGCCGTCAGAACCCGGAACGCATTAATCCGGTAAATGTCAGTTGCGACGGTTGGAACTGCAACGGTTCCTGTGAGCGTCAGGACTTCGGTTTTCTCAACGAATGCTGATGTGAGATACCAGATTTTAATTGTTAATGCTCCGGTTCCCGCAGCCGCATCCGCTGTACTTGAAGAGACAACTTCCATCCTCTGTGCTGCTGTGGGGAATACATACATTCCACCAACAACCCACATGTCCTCTTCGGCCGCATCTACATCTCCATTAAATCCGGTCTTGAAAAAGGGGGTGTGCCCTGATATCTGCCCTTCTGCCACATCGTATCCGTAAGGCATTGAACCCACCCGGAGTTTAAGGTCTGTGGTGAGCGGATTGCTTGTGAGCGTTACAGATTTCAGGTCGGTTGCTTGTAGTGCTGGCAGAACAACTGGAATTGATGATGCTGCGAGCGCTTGGCCTTGTGCAGGGATCTTATCAGTGTTCGTTTTAACGCTTGCAAGATTCCCGCCCGTTTCTTCAGCGTAATTGGTAATGGCTGGAATCGGGGTTAATGTGGTTATCTGTGCTGCCGGAAGCACTACGGGGATTGAACCCGCTGCAAGTGCTTGACCTTGAGCCGGTATCTTATCCGTGCTTGTTTTAATCGCTGCAAGATTAATATCGTCAGTGGCAATGCACATCCGCTGCGTTCCCGCACTGTTATTCCCTGCATTTACGGCAGTAGCTGTTCCCGCCACTTTCTCAATGTCAGAGGTGAATGTGCTGCCCGAAACTGATACCGATAAAACGCCCACATCAACAGGCAATTTAACACCCGGTGATATAACCGCGAACTTCTGCAACCCGCTTTCCATGAACGGGATGATCTGCGAGTAAACATCATTGGCTATGGCTTCCTGTGCTGTTTGCGCCTCTGCAAATGTCAGATATGGCGTTACAGTCCAGTTAACCATTTTAAATCACGCGCCCTTCTTAACGATTACGAATTTCTGTCTGCCGTCCACTACCGGGAATCCGGTTGATACGATTTTGGTATCATCGATTAACTCAATCGCCGCCTCGAATGCCGCATAAGTGTCGTAGATATCAGAGAGGCAGGTTGTCATTCCTTAATTCACCCCGAACTTCTCATAGAGTGAAATCATCTTGTCAGTGAGTTTGCCCGCGCTGTTAAGTTCTGCCAGTTTCTTTTTGACAAGTTCGATTTCGGCATCTTCAAACCCAATCTCAATTGGTGTGTTTCCCGCTGCGTTCCATGATGTCCAACTCTTTGTAGGATCGGTTTCGTCCGGGGTTGATTTGATCTCAAACCGTTCAAAATCTTCAGCCGAAAATCCGACCTTTGAAACAAGATCCCGCTTCAATCGTAAGGTGATGATGTTCCCTTCACCCGGTAGCAGTTCAACAATCGTGCTCCGTTCCAGTATGTTTAACCCGATCTTTTTCATCTTTTCAACTCCGAAAAAATAAGATCTGATTATTCCGCCTGCATGAATGGAATCCACTTCTGCACGCCATTGACCAGAATCATGATCGTTCCGAGCTGTGTGCCGGCTGCGGTGTGCGTGTAGATGCTCTTACCAGTTCCGTCTGCACCACTGAATGACAGGTAGGGAGTTGTTCCTACGTCGGTGTTGAGATGCAAGAGTGACTGTGCGCCTGTGCTTCCGGCTTCCTCAACAATGCTGACACCGTGACACATCTGCGAGCAGGTCCCGGCACCTTCAATGATGAAGAGACCGGCAGTGACCCATCCTTTCGTTACTGTGGTTGTGTCGAAGGTGACTTTGCCGCTGATGGCTGTCAGGTGCGCGTTTGCGCCAGTGGTTGAAACCGTGACGTTCCCGAAGGACAGATGCGACTGTACACCGTATGCGTCCCAGATGTTGTTCGCAACTTTCACCCTGACCATGCAGGTAGCAAGCTGATGATTCGGCTGGTTTGCGGTGGATGTTGCTGTACGTAAGTAGGTTGCACCGATTGTCTCATTCCCACTTGTCCCGTGGTCAGCGATTGATGTCAGGTTGACCTGAATCGGGACGTAAGAATCTGACGGGGTGTATGAGATTGTCGAGTTGATCGTTCCGAGAGACAGGATAAAGTTGTCAAGTCCCTGTGAAACCGTGGCATTGTTGAATGTAATGCCTTTTGTGAAGTTCCCGACGAAATTGATACCGACAGTTGCAGTGCCATCGTTGTTGATGTAGAGCATTTCCTTAGCTGCCGAGCATCCTGCTTCTTGGACAAGACTGACTGCTGAACACATCTGCGTGAACGAGCCTGCACCTTCAAGGATGAACAACCCGGCAGTCCCCCACCCGGTAGCCACTGTTGGAGTTGCCGATAGGGTAATCTTACCAGAGATCGCCGTCAGGTGTGCATTGGCACTTGTAGTACCCATGCTTGCACCGATGGTCAGATGGGATTGCAGTCCGTAAGCATCCTTGAGATTGTGCGATACGGTTGTTCTGACCATACAGGTTGCCAGTTGACCAGTAGCAGCAAGGGCGATCCCGGTTGCCGTGCTGAAGTAAGAAGCACCTAATGTCCCGGTAACCGCGCCACCGGCAGATACTTTAACCTGCCACGGCACGAAGGATGCGGTCAGAAGATACGATACTGCGGTATCAATATCACCATATTTGAGTACCGGTGTTCCGGTTACCCCTGCGGGTAATGCGGCTGCGTTCTGGTTGATTGTCTTACTGGTGAGCGTTTCGGTGCCGGTCAATGTTGCGACGGTAGCGGTAGCGTCCGGGAATGAGATCGTCCGGTTGTCAGTCAGTGCAGAATTTGAGAGCGTGAGCGTTTTGTTTGCCGCTCCTGCTACTGCCGTGATTGCGATCTTTCCAAGAACCGAATCGCTATCCACTGTAAAAGTCGTGCTCGTAGTTCCAACGTCTGATATTTCAGCCGTCAATACTTCTGCCTGAATAAGTGCCAGTTCAGAAGCAATCTTTTCAAGAAGGGATCCTTTTTCTTCCCGCAGTTCCTTTGCGGTTTTTGCTGTATAAGTCATTTTTTGTTATCTCCTGAAGTTTTTATTTCACTCTATTCTGCCGGGTGCGGGAGAAGCCCCCGGAAAAAAGAGGGGTGATTAGAGGCCGTTGTCGTAGAGATACCCGTAAGCATCCTTGACGACGACAACCGAATCCATCCAGAGCTGGATGACCGTATCGTGGGTGTCGTCCTCGAAAAACTGATGGGTATTGAGGCCGAAGTTTGGCACGGTCTTTACAACCGGTGCGCCGTTCACGACGGTTTCATACTGGATTTCCTGCGTTGAGAATTGCGGGTCGTTGTTGTAGAACATCGCGCCCGCCGGGTGGTTCCGGTCAAGCATGAATATATCGCCGTGCGTGATTCCACTGGAGAGACCGTGCAGAATGGGTTTGCCCTCAATCGGCATGGTGAATGCATCAGTGAGAGGCACATTGATCGCTGCATCCCGATACTGTGGGATCTCGGATGCAATCAGGTATCCTTCCATCTCTCCGAGGTTCGTCTGGTCAACGAAGGCATCAGTAAGCCGATATGGATATCCTTCCCGCTTCATTGCATTCTTGAAATTCTTCATGTCTGCAATCGGGGTTGCGGTTGCTGCCGACCATACCGCTGTTGGAGTGATACCTGCATCAGTGCCGCCAGCACGCAGAACAGTATAGATCTGGGTGTTGAGGTATTCTGCCAGCCAGTATCCGACGGTCTGGTATCCGTCCATGATCATGTCACGGCCTGCCGGGAGTTTGATCGCGTCCTTATCCAGCCGGATAGCAAGACCTTCTGCCTTGGTGATCGCGGTTGACTTGGTGATCCTCGAAATCTGCACTTCGGGGAATTTGCTGGATGGGGTAGTAAGCCGGGGAGTCTGCTTTTTGGTGTCTGCCGATGCACTACCTTTCTTCCCATACACAACCGGCATCCCTTCGGAGTTCACGAACGGTAAAAGGTCCATGAACTTCATATCGGGTTCCATTACCCGTAGAATTTCCGAGAGAACGACGGGCTGTTGCAGGAATCTGTCATTTACGCCTGAAATTTGTACCATTTCTTTTTCCTCCTTAAGCCTGGATTACAACGGTGCTTCCGGTAAATCCGACGAGTAAGGACACGGTTGCTGAACCGGATGCTGCGTAGTGGAATGAGACAAGCCCCGCGCCGCCTGATGCTGCGTCAGCACATGAGAGCGTAACAACGCCGCCCTGTAAGGCAACGGAAGCCGAAGCGTCGATCTTGAGGGTTGCTGCAACACCTGGAACGATGTTTCCAGCGGATGCACCGACAAGCACGGCTTTCATTATACCGGAAAGACCGAACCATTCAACAGTTGCAACACGGTAATACTGCCCTGCGAGCTGCTTTGCCCATGAGTTACCGGCTGCGGTATTCGGGGGTGCAACTGCGAGTTTCGGGGTGGTCCTGATGATGCCGACAATCAGAGTTCCCGCTGCAATAGCCTTTGCCACTGGGAGTCCTTTGGTTGCGTCGTAGGTGTTCTCTGTCTGAACATCCATCACTACGATATCATCCTTTTTCATCTGTGATGCAAAGATGATTCCTACATCTTCATACCCGTCCGGGCCGGTTGTGATATCCGTAACGGTGGGTGCGCCTTCGTAAAGAATGCACGGGAGTTTAACGCCTCCGCCACTCTCGCCTGCAATTGTAGATACTACCATTTTCTCTTACCTCCGGGTGATTCTGCCGGTCGACTGCCGAAGTTCACGGGATGCTGCCAGATGATCGGTTCCATCGCCGCCTTTGTTCATGTGTGCTGAACCCTCTTCTCCCATCTTCGGGGCGCTCTTCCATCCTGCAACCTTTACCGCAAATGCGAGCGGGTCTTCGGTGCTCATCTTCTGGAGATGTGCCTTGTCTGCCGGGTCTTTGATTTCGCCGTGCGGGATAACCGTCTTTTCGAGGTTCGCCCAATCAGCATCGAACTTTTCTTTCTGCATCTGTGCTTTTGCGTCCTCGTGAGCCTTGAGCACCGCGTTCGCAGTCTCAATCTCCTTATTGAGTTTCGCAACCTGATCCGATAGTTCTTTTACTTTCGGATCTTCAACAATAGGATCTGCCATTTTGTTTCTCCGTGTGATATTTTCAATATCCTCTTTCGTCATGTTCGTAAAAACGGTGTTTGCCTGTTTTACGACGTATGCCTGTTCAACTTCGACGGGATCGCCAAAGGTCACGTTCTCCCCGGTGAGCGTATAAGGCGTTGAATAATATTGCGCGGTATCGGGGTTCTGCCAGATTACACTATCGGGGAGCGTCATTACCGTCCATACCGTGCGTTTCATTCCATCAGGATATCTCAATCCGATTTTATCGTTGAGCGCGGTCCTGATGGTCTCGATCTGTCCTTCAAGCGATTCGTTATTAGGGACTGTGATACCGGGTTCGACTACAGATATAGCGTTCTTTTTCTCATCTGCGTTCGGAGCCGGTTCACTACCCGCCCCCATCATATCCTCAAAGAACGTCGCAATACCGTCTAATATCCCTTTCAAACGAGCGGCATTCTTACCGGACATGACCTTTCCGGCATTGATATGTGCTGCCGGTTCCTGCGATTGTAATGTCACATTCTCATTCTCCTTTTTGTTCAATACAACAGCCATGCGGTCAACCGGCTGATCGCGTTCCGTTTCCTCAAATTCCAGTATGTGATTCGGGATTACAGTTCCGGTTAATTTCTCACCATCATCAGGGCAAATGAACGCTGATGAATGTGAGAGTTTCCCCTCTGCCAGTAATTTGAGCGCAATTGGAACAGCCGCTTGTGACTTTTTGAGTTGCTCTTCAGTGATGAGCCCCTGTCCGAACATCCGAAGCGCCGTTGCATCCGTGTAATTTTTGGTGATCATCAGTTTTGGATGACCCGTGCCTTCGATAAAAGCATCTGACGATTCACCAATAATAGCGCCGTTAATACGGTCAAGTTCAGAATCGGGGTCTTTGGTGAAATCGCGGGGTTCCGGGTGCGATTGTGCGAATACTAACGGCGTGCCATTCCATGCGTCAATTGTTGAGGAAAACGGATCAGTGCCGAAATAGAGCCTGCCAACTTTGCGGTCAAGCCCGTGAAGAATAGCGGAGTGGGATTCGGTAGCCGTTTTTGAGAGGTGGACAGTAGGACCCAGCCGGCATTTCCCGTTCGGGCATGGCGGTTTTGTCGTCTTGTGTAAGTGGACCTTTCCCCCTGCAAGATCCGATTGATAATAAGCGCGGGTTTGGGGCATTAAGTATATTGGTGCTGTTCGTTAATTTATAGCATCGATAAAAAAAGGGGGGATAATCATATTAGTATAGATTTTGTATATTTGCTATATTAATTGATATTGGGGGTTATGGAACGTGCATTATTCAATGATTGCAGGGTTTTAGGGTGTCATTTAACCGCATCGCCCGGTATCATCCCCCGCTTAACTTGCATTTTCCGGATACCTTCAATTAGATAACTCGATCCAAAGAAGGTCTGATGGATAAGATCCTGGGATGCGAGATCCTCAATAAGCACATCCATATTCTCTTCAATTTGAGATTTGTGATCCGGACCTGCAAGCGAAATGATATCTGTTATTGATTGCTTTTTCTTTTTTGTTACCACTATTAGCACCCCTTATCACTCTTATCCCGTTTCCTTCAGGGTTGGGTAACAATTCGAACATTTCTGCATTCTCACCCGTTCCAATTACGACTGCATTAACCGGGGCGATTATGGATTTTGCTATATTACCTTGTGCATCATAAAATACTTTCATATCATCAACGGGGATGATTACCACACGGCCTTCTTTAATCGCTCGTTTTAATCGTTTCTTTTGAAGTTTTTTGTGCTTATTCATCCGGTGCATCCTCCAGCGGACAATCCTCTCTGATACGATAATCTCCGGGGCACGGGGGATATGGGATAGAACCCTCATAATGATCTGACAATGCCGAACAATAATCCATGTCGCATGAATATTGCTTACTAAAAGGGCAATCCCCACAAGATTGGATTATGACGATCTTGTCTTTGAGTCGGATCTGTGTCATTCCATCACATCGCAACTACCATTAAGATTGCCCCCTGCAAAGATCATGCTTTCTTTCCCTCCAGATACCTATTGATCTCATCTTCACTGATCCGATACTCCCCGCCCCCGCGCCCATCTACCCGGGTGGCTTTCAGTTTCCCGGCCTTGATACGTGACCGGATAACCCGCTCCTGGACTCCGAGCGCCTCTGCTGCTTTGTGCGTGTTGTAATATATGGTTGTCATGCGTTCCCACACCCATAAAAATTTCTGCGTTCGATCCGTAATCTCTCTTCTCTCTCTTCGTTATCCTGCATTTCGGCATCTGTCGGGATCCGTTCTTTCCGATGGAACGTTGGTCTATTTTTCCGGGTGGGTCCGTTGTCCCGTGCAATGTGGCAGGTCATGCTGCAACCTTCGCCCCACATGCCCGGCATACGGTCCTGATAATATCATCAGCACATAAGACGCGGTTAAGGTCCGTGCCCATCGCACCGCATACGCATTTACCGGGTAATGATTCCCGGTATGAAAATTCGATTGATATGTTGTCTTTCCTGCCGATGGTTTTTAGGACGATTGATTCAACAATCGAATATTCAGCGGCTGAGTACACGCGATCCCTGATTGCTACGTATATCCAGCACCGGGCTGATCCGCAACCTTTCCGGACGCTGCATTGGTACCCGGCGGCCTTGAGTGCGGATTTGATATTTTTTGATTCTTGGATTAGGGTCATGATGGGTTGTCCTTTACCTCGGTGTGGTAGTAATAGTATCCGCTTTCAACCAACCTCATGATATCCGGGTTGTCAGTAAATTTGATGGGGATTTCGACAGCCTTCATCATGATCGGATACCCCGGCTTCTGAAACATTATTTTTAGTGTGATTGCCATTTTAGATCACATCCTTCGCGGGGCAATTGTTGAAACATTCATCAAAATCTGCAATACATTGACCTGTCACACGTCCCCAGTATCGGCAGGTTTCACAGATGGCCGGGCATTCCCTTGATCTTGCACCTTTGTTTGCATACTACCTTATACGCACTATAAGTATATAAAAGTATGTTAAATGTCTGTAAATGCACTATTTAAAAAAGGGTCATCTGTACGTCATCGGTGTTTATTTTGGGGTCGTCTGACATTATTCACCTCTGAAGAATGCACCGGCGTTTGAATGACAAGCCAAACCGCATATTTTCGAGATATGTTCTGCATACCCCTGATCTGTTGAATATTCTATGGGGCATTCATCACCCTCTAATTTTGAGCATGTGTTACAATTAAGGCGGTGATCTGCCATCATTTCATCCTCCGTAATGTAAATTCAAGGAAATCCAGAATGCGATATGACCTTTCACTTGCACCACGTATGACCAGTTCACCATTTAACTCATCAGAAGTAAGTGCATGTAAATTAAGCATCTCTGCAACCCTGTCAACCTGATATGCTCCCGGATTCGGTGTTTCAAGTGTGATAAGAAGCGGCATATGCGGGCCTGCCTGTATGGTGGATATGTCTTCTATCCATTTGCCTTTCTCAAAGTGTCCGGTCATTATCTCACCGCCCTATTTTCCTTCTTTGTTTGCCTGATCAATAACTTCAATCAGGTGTGTTTTGAGTTGTGATACTTCATTCAATAATTTCAATAACTTTGCGTCATCAATTACCTGCTTATTATGAGCGGCGCGAAAAACTTTATCGAAGATATTGAATTGATCATTTATACCGTCTAACACTTCTTGTCTCATCCGCACGTCCTCCGGTACTCCCGCAACTCTTTCAAGATCCTGATTAGCAGGTCATCGCTCGTTTCCCCTTTACACCCTTCGGAATTAAAATCATTAAGGGTGGTTTCCGATACACGGATCGTGGTGTACTTCTTATCGGTCATCTCAATCATCACCATCCATAGTGAGTGATCATACTGTCGTGTTTCATGTTTTGTCCTCTATTAGTTTTGGGTCTGGCTTTCCCGTGTCGATTTGCTGTAATGATTGCTGAGCATATGCCATCATTTTCTTATCGTTGCAGAGATCATCAAGTCGCGGGGGGATGTCAACGCCATACTTTCGGAAATCAAGAGAATAGAACTTCTCATATGCACCTCTGGCCTCTTCAAACGTTCCTGCCATTACAAGCGCCCGTATTGATGACTCGCAAACATCACGCAATACTTTTGAGGGGATTTCAAGGTCGATATTCATTCGGATGTAATCCACAATTTCATATTCAAATTGTGACGTAACTGGAATCCCGTAGAAATTTGCTCCGTCTGCTTTCCCATAATCGTTTGCTTTTCCTCCGAGCTCTATAACCTGCTCTGATCGTAGATGTTCACTATTAATGATCTGCTCAATCTCATGTATGCGTTGGATGATCTTTTTTTTCTGGATTTCCAAATCTGTCTTTTCCCGGATTAGTTTATCCCAGCCTTTTGTTTCGAGAACTTTATTACGAGCGACCCCCCAGAAGTCTTTGATCTGGCTCATGAACCGGGAGTTTATTGCTTTAAGATCGGAGATAAGAATTTTCTCAAACCCTTCACGCTCCCTTTCAGTTAGTTTTGGCATACACTTATATTGCGTATATCCGGTATATTAATGTATTTCTATCGCCGTGAAAGGTAGCCATAAATTCCCCGTCCCGTTCTTGTCCCTCCATTATATTCCCAGAAAAAAGTATTGAGCGCTTCGGCAATATCCCGGTAACTATATCGTTCCGGTTGTTTCCGGGCGGGTAATGGGTGATGCAGGATACGGATAACGCGCTTTTCGTTATCGTTTAACGGGCGGGCAAATGCCAATCAGATCACTCCTTCTTTCTCTCCCTGTATTTCTCAAAACACCGGCACCGGACGTGCCCCGGGGGCTGCTGTACGCCCGATGAATGATACTGGTTGATGGGTATCCAGTCATCTAATTGATTGCGCTCGCAGATATCAGAAACGAGGTTGTCTTCTGAAGTCTGGTAGAACTTTTCCATCTCCACGCCCTCATCTGCAAGGCCCTGGGCGAATTCCATATTGCCCTGCTCATATGCTTGTGCGGATTCATAGACTGCAATGGTCTGCGCTCTCTCCCGGCTGAACCCATCGAACCGTTCGCTAATTTCCTTTGCCGTCTGTGTGTATGATTTACCCCCGTCAATTGCATCGGTGATGAGCGTCTTAATCTCATCCTTTGTGGTATCCTGGATTCCGGTGATGTATTTTGTGCTCCCGCCATTTTCCTTGAACCATGCCACTGCTCGAGGATTCCCGAGATCCCATGTGCTCTTATCCGTTGGCCTGATGATCGTTTGTAACTGGAGAGCGCCTTTAATCAGCCCTTCCTGTTCTGTGGATAAGATAAGTTTCTGAAGGGTTCCGGTCGTATCCTCACTTATGCCATCCCATATTGTATTCCAGATCTTCTCTAAATCTTTTGGCAGTTTCTGGGTCTTTGCTTCTGACGGTTCCGGGAAATGGGGTTTGAGTTTGCTTTCAAGCTGAGCGAGCACGAGCGCCTTTTGATCACGGAAGAATGCGGCGAACTTCGGAGCAGCACGACGGGCTATTTTGTCCTTCTCCAGAACTTTTTTCACGTCATTGGCGGCGGATTGGAATTTAGCGGCGGCTTCGGTGAGGGGCATTAACTACGCACCTGAAGATCATCTGAATATTTCCGCATTTCATCCAGATCATCCCATAGAAGGGTATGCCCGTGCTTTTGCGAGTCTTTGACAGTGATATGGATGCCATTTGGCATAAATGCAACTTCAAGGCCATCGCGTGACATTATTGCTTTTCTCCATATCGTCATATATTATCCCTCCCTCAATGGACACCACGCGGGGCGGATAATCGCGTGATTGTGGAAATCGTCTTCGGTAAACGAGATCTCTTTTTTATCCGGGGTTTTATCACAATAACAAGTTGTCCACATAGGAGGATCGTGCTTTTCCCCTTTTCCGGTTGCTGGATCAAAAGTTTCCATGTGAGATATAAAATGATTGAAATGTTCCGGGCAACAGAAATACTCATTCCATCGCGTATCCCAAGGAAAAATAGTATGATGTGGTTCGATCCATGCACCCCTAATAAAAACCATTATGATCCCTCTTTCGATACCTTTGCTAATTCTGATGCTGCTTTCGTCAGCCTGTTGATCGCCCCGATAGCGTCACTCTGGAGCGGTGCATCGTCCTCTTCCGTGCTGCCCTCTTCAATCCCGAGCGTAGCCTGTATAATCTTTTGTGCGGTCCTTCTCTTTACGAGCGGATTATCAGGAGTTGCTGCCATGACTTTAGAGAGGGAATCCAGTTTCTGCAATTGCGGATTATATGCCGGTGCCGGTTGCGATGCCGCTGCGTATGCCTGTTGTACCACTTGCTCTTCAGGAGTTAGATCCCTGATATCAACCCCGCCGGCCTGTGGGAGAGCGGCACGCAACAAGGCCCGGTGCTCGTTCATTCCGATTGTGCCTGATTGGTTGCCTTCACGGGCGATCTTTAGGTATAGTTCACTCTTATCCACCTGCGGGGCCGGGATGTCTGCGATAATGCGGTATCCTTTATCATAATAGCCATTATACACAAGCCATGGGTTCAGGAGCCGCCTGACATATGCCTCCAGCCATCGGTGCGTGCCGCTGATAAATGCCATGTAGAGATCATATTCAGGACCGGATGACCCACCGATCATGGTTGCGCCGTCTTTCTGAATCAATCCCGCAGGGGTGAAGAATTGCCGGATCTCCATGCCTAACTGCGTGATGGTTTCCAATGCAGAGCCGCTTTCATTGATACCAAGATTCTCAATTGCCATGTTCGGGCGCAACTGGTAGCGGTTCGTGCTGGATACATTGTTCACAATATTCTGGGCGAATTTCTTATCGTCACCCGTCGGATCGGAGACTTTCAAAAACCAGATCCCGCCACTGCCGTATTGATTTACTTTCTGCATTTGCCGCATCCAACCATAGGTGAGCATTTTCACATATGGGAATATCGGCAGGATCGCGGGATTACCCCCCAACCCGCTCTTAATCGGATCGGTAAGCATCTCAACGTTTAGGAGTTGTACAGGCTGTCCGCCCTTTGCCGGGGTCTGCCAGTATTCGATCTCCTGCGTCTTGTCGTTGATCAGGATGCCCGGTAATATCCGGTTCTTAATATACGCGGTGACATTCCCGGATTTACCGAAGGATTCGGGCGGGAGCCGCTTTAATTTCATCATCCTGAACTCGGAGCCTTCATAATCCCATACCGGATTATGCAGAGCCGGGCCCCATTCTGCCGTGTCCCGCCATGCTCTTTGAAGTGCGAAGTTAATTGCCACATCATCAGCAAGCACCATATCCGAGAGGGAAGATGTAAGATCCGCATCCTCTTCTTTTGTCTTGAGGTTCTGCACCGATACTTTTAGGTCGTTCTGGAATAAGATCCGCTGTTGTTTGGTGATCCCCTCTTCAATGCTTTTGTTGTCAAGGACTTTGACCAATGAATCTACATTGATCGCCGGTGCTTTGAATCCTGACATTCCCGGTGCGTAATAATACGTCGTTCCCTCTTCGGGCATGTCCTTTTTCGTAATCTTCTCAATTTTCGCTGCCATTTTTAAACCTCAATCTGTGCTTAAAATCATGATTTCACCGAACGTTTTTGCCCGGAATCCTTTTTGTCGTCTGGTATCGCCGTGTATGTGAAACAGTTATGCACGTGATTGTGCATGGCTATCATAAGGTGCTCAACGCAGCACGGCTTGCAGTGATTCCGTTTCAGTCGTATCCGCTGCCTATTGCGCTCAATGCAGATCCGTTCGATCAGGTATGAGCACGATAGGGAATCACAAAAAGCATCGATATACTCATCGTAAGCCGGCCATCGTTCCGGATCTGGGATATCTTCGGTGAAGTCATACCCCCTATACCGATCAATAATCTCCTTTGCTTCCGACCAGCACCCTGCAAGGTTCAATTTTATCAGATGCTGCCCGTCTTTGCAACCCCAACGGGCAAGAGTCTTTTCTCGGATAAGAATTGATACCTGATTATCAATATCTCCTTCCATCACCATAACTCACCGAGCCCTTCATCCCCACCAAAGAAGGAATCATCAGCACCCATGCCGAACGCATCGCTGCCAGTACCATGCCCGATAGCCTCTTCTGATGAGGGTTCGTTAGTCGGATCTCTCAATCCTTTTGCCAGTTCATTGAATGCTCCTGATAGCGTATCGACCACATCATCATGTTTGCCGTCCGGGAATGCTTCAACCTCTGCAAAGAATAAATCGTTCCACGGAGCCCGGCGGATCTTGATCAGGCCGTTATATGCTGCTCGTGATGCCGGTACCGCACGGGCGGGTTTTGAACCGGATGATGGGATACCCATATAATCCGATCCTCTGAACTGATCGCGGGCATTGAGGAAGATAACGGTCTTCCCGCTCGCACCCCCCTCTTGCTCTTCCCGGACCTTGACCCCCGGACCGTCCTGTGATGTAATGCGTTTGCGGGCGGCTTCTGTTTCTCCTGGATTATCCCTGATCCGGTAAACGTCAAGCACGTAATAGATCCCCCCGATAGCGCACATCTTAAGCCCGGCGGTCCAGTCAGGTTCTTTGCTTTTCTTACTCTTCCGGGTTGCTGCCATATCCCAATACCTGACCGTGACGGCTTGCTTCGGGATATCTTTGTCATCTACTACATCGAACCATTCCCGCTTAAAGACGGTTCCGGCCTGTGCTCGGATCTTCCAGTTGCCCCGTAATAATCGCTCCTGTTCAATGAATGAGAGAGCCTGAAGGTTCCCGCGATATTCCGGATTGATCTTTTCGAGGTGTGGATTATCGCTGAGTTTTGCGTGGATGAATGTTACGCTCTTCGGTTGACGGTCCGGATATCTTTTTAATAGTTCTTCTGATGAATCAGCCCATACTATTTCATCAATATCGCGGATGAACCACCGGATAACTCCTGATCGCTCTTCTATGGGGTATCCTGTTACAGGGTTAATCCACCATGAGATAAAGCCGGTTCCCCATTCACCCTTCCCGCCATGCCCCCGTACTAACCACGAATCAGAATCCGGGTTTGCCGTTGCTCGGATTACCGGCCTGACCCCGCAGGTAGACCGATTACGGGAGAACATATAGAAAAACTGGTATTCAGTAAAATGCTCTAATTGGTCAAACCCGATATGAGCGATCTGTGCTCCGTCATATCCCTGACAGGTTTTATCATACTGAAGGTGATCGAAGTGAATCCGATTATTAAACGGTGGAAATGTCCAGTCTATTTTCGGGGATTCCCTGACTGCTCCCCCTTGTGAAGGATATATTTTCCGGCTTTCATCCAGCAATCCCCCTTCGTTTGTTATCTGTGTAGTATCCCTACGGAATAGGACGGCTCCGAATCCCCGCACTCGTTTGATATGCCGTAAGGGATCGAGTAGCAGTTCAAAGGTTTTGCCGCCCCCCGCCTGCCCTCCGTATATGATGATATCCGCAGGTGATGATAGTGCCAATGTTTGCGGGCCCGCTTGAGGTTTAATGACCTTTTGCGGTTGCTGGGGTTGCTTTGTCTCTGCCATTGTCAGGTAAGATTATGATGGTTGATTCTAATTGTTCGCCATCTCTTCCGGTGATCTCCTGCCGGTGCACATCTCTCCAGTCTTTCGGCTGCCTGTTCTTGAGCCAGAATATCATTGATGTGGGATCCGGTAAGACTTCCTTTTCGGTAATCTCTTTACGAACCGCTTTTACCCGCCATTCTTTACCATCCCCGTCTATCTCGGTGCGCTCGTCACCAATCTGAATGATCTTTTTTTCGGTTATTTTATACCCACAAGCACGCTTATAGAGGCTGGTTACGACTTCCTCATCGGCGTATTCTTTGCCCTTTTTTATAGTGGACAGGAATTCGGGGTTTTCTTCCATCCAGTTCTTTAAAGTGGATAAACTGACATTAATTGCATCGGCGATCTGCTGGTTTGTCTTTCCCTGCTCTGCCAGCTCTTTTACTTGTGCCGGATGTTTATTCGGGTCAAATAGGGATTTTCGCCCCCTTTTCTTTAGTTTGTCCGACGGTTTCTTTTTGGTCATGAAAAATTAAACCTCATGCGTTGAGATGGGAATTGAACCCTCTTCTCCAGTATGGATAACTGGCGTACTAACGCTATGTACTACCAACGCGCTTTTGTCTGTCTTTTTAGGATAGGGTTTTCTTAATGGTTCAATCTTTGCTCTCATATCTTCAGTAAGAGGATAGAGATATTTGTATTTTGGAAGTGTTTTTCTTGATCCTTGTGCGAGATGTTTCTGATCTGAATATGCGTTTTTATCATTACGGTATTTCCCATTTATAAGGTACTGAACCATTGAAGAGGATGTACCGATATAAACCCAATTTGATGCCTGATATATCGCGCCGATGTGATCACGTTCGGGATCGGCATAAGATATGATTAACTTCGCATCTGGATACTTTTTGACGATAAGTTTTAAGGAGATTGATATGAGACGGGATACCGGCGTTATGTGGCTTTTTAATGCAATTCTCCTTAATTCATAACAACTAAAATTATCTAATCCGAATTGTTTTCCGATATATGGGCCAATCGAATGCCCATAAATGATTGCGCCTTTATATTCATCGTTTTCCCAAACCCCAATATTATCATTGCGTCCTGATGGCGAACAGTTTGAATAGTGCCAATGCTCACATGCAAACTTTGCAGCATCGTGTCCGACCCAATCCAGTTTAAGTAGGGGAAAACTCATGTCCACATTCCGGGCAAACTACCTTTTTTCTCTCATCTAATCGCGGTACTTGATCTTCTGGTATTGGGTTGAATTGTGGGTTTGCTTCCTGTAACATCCTCTTAAATTCATCGTCGTCAAATCCTGTTATGGATATGTCAAACCCCTCGGCTTTCAGTTCGCCCAACAAATCGGTTAAGCGCTGCGTGTCCCACTCTCCGCCAATGCGATTTAATGCGATGTTTGCAGCGTGTTCCTCTGATGGGGTAAGTTCTTTCAGTTCCATATCAGAGAACGCCCATGAGTAAGCGCCTAACTGGATTGTATGCAGTTCTTTTGTTCCCTCCGCAACCAGAACTTTAAGGCGTTGGTGTCCTCCGAGTATCTTTTTTGTTTTTGTATTGAAGATGATCGGATCTAAAAACCCGAATTTCTTAATTGATCCTTTTATCTTTTCATACTCAGGATCACCGGGTTTTAAATCTTTCCGGGGGTTCTTTGGTTCTGGTAATAGTTTTGATATGAGTATGGTTTCAGTTTGCATTATGTCCAGTCCCGCGTCCCTAAAATTCCGTAACTGCTTACATACTTCTCGCAGGTGTCCTCGTTCTTTCTCTTATATTCGCTTGGACAAAGTTGTTGATATTTACACGATTTGCACTTCGTTGTCATGGAAGCCCGCTGAACGTTTGACCGCTCGGACCCTCATCGCGGGCATAAATTACTGATCCCCGGCTGGGAATATTATATCTGATTATCACTTATCTCGATCCTATGGAATTGCATTTCTGGGTTTTTTTGTGTGAATGAAGACTCTGCCATGTGCTCGGTTTTTAGGGTTCTGTGCATGTTTCCGCCGGGGCTGCTCATGGTGAGCGAGGGGAGTGCCGGGGTGTGATCCCGGATAGTGGCATTCCAACGAAGGACAACTCCCACGTAAATAAAGGGGGTGATAGAGGATTAATAAAGTTTCTCGTAGTCCGGCCATTTCCCGGTTGTGCGGATGGCTTCGAGACATGCAACTGATATGACTTTCCAGACGACAACTCCTGAACCAAGCCATTCCTTCCAGAGATAGTGCTTCCCACCAGTGACTATGCCGAACTCTACGAGATATTCCCACGGGCCTGAGTTGATGTCATAACGATACGTCTTAGCAGCTTCTGCTTCATCGACTGCTGCCAGAACCAATACCTGCATCTTTGCGGGGCGGTCTGATATCAGCCACTTGCGGGTCTCTGCGTTCATCTTGTTAAGCGGGTCAATCGTGGTTACTTTGTAAAACTCCGTAACTGTGAGCCGGGCTTTAATAAACGGGATGACGACATTTTCCCACGCATACAGGATGAATGTGAACAGTGACAGGTATGCCAGCCATACTCCATCAAATAATGAGGAGAAACTTGAGAGATTGTTGAGATTGACAACTCCCGTAAATGCCATGATGAATCCGAGGATCACTGAGTAGATCGCGGTTGGTGCGAACTTCAGCCAGTCCCATGATTCGCCGGTATCCTGTGCTTTCTTTGCGTATCGGATCAGTCCGAATACAAATGCCATTATGATCGAGATGATGATCAATTTTGTCAATTCTAAAGTGAGTTCTACCATTGAATTACACTTCCTTTGTTACGTAACATTTCCCATCATACTTTTCAGTAATCATCGAGGTGAAATGTTGCTCCCAATATGGGCGATTACGGTTTGTTTTCATGTGACAACTGCGACACAATGGAACAAACAAGGGAATAGTATTGTCACAACAACTTTGCTTGTTGAAATTTACGTGATGGATTGATAGTTTCTCTCCGTTTTGAGGTATGCCGCACTCGACACACCGATGCCCGAAGAATGTCCGGACCCGCTCTTTAAATTCGTTAGTGAACTTGGGGCAATATGGTTCAAACGAGATCCCCCCTTTCCAATTTGCGTTTTTCTCCCCTCGGATTTTGTCTATTACTTCTTTTGGGCGAGGGATGCCACGACGGGAAGATCCTATTTTTTCGCGCGTTTCTGGTAAAACTACATGCCCGATGTGACCTTTAGAGATATTCTCCTTGTGGGATTCTGAAAACACCCGGCCTTTGTGTCCAGCACTATTTTTCTTACACCGCTCTTCAGAGTGTTTCTCTCCAGTGTGTGCAAGACTCATCCTTTTGCGCGTTTCTTCTGTTGGATGGTGCCCCGTTAGTTTGCCTTTACAAGCGACGGATATCCTACACTTTGTCTCCTCTGTGTGTTTGAAACCTGCGGGGCGGGGCATATTTTTACCTCTTAAACAGGTGGACTAACCACCCTATCAGAATTTGAAACCAGTTCCGGGCCGGTGCCGGGTCGGGTATGGGCTCAAGCACCAATACGAGTTCCCTAACATTTTCATCAACCGTGGCGATCTGTGCATAGTACCCCGGAGCCGTGGCGTTGATCGTGTATCTCTGCCCTTTCTCCAGCGCGATGGTTTGGGGGGCGTATCCGATGTTAACGCCGTTGACTGCGAGCATGGCGGGGACATTGGTTGTGATTGATAACGACGTATAAATCTCTCTCCCGATCTTAACATCTGCATCGTCAATAATTACCAGTCCGACGATCTGATCGATAAGTGCATGGAAGTATTGCCACGTCATGCCCCCGTAAGGATTGCAGTATTTCCCCCATGAGTGGAATAGTTTGATCCCCCTGGACGAGTACCCATAAGCGAGAATGGCATGAAAACCATCGTTCTCATCTACCTGTTCAAACCAGCCGTCACCCCCCTCCATCTGCGTGAAAGATTTACATACGGGAATTGCGAGGATTGCGAACCCTTTGGTGAATATGGCCTGTTTAATATCATCTTCTGTCATATTCCCGCCGATTGCACCATTCCCAATCATTGCCCAGCCGGTGCATTTATGGAGCGGTGCGAAGGTTGTTTCGAGTTCTGGATTTGGATTGTTGACAATTACAAATCTTCCTGTTTTATCGGTGAACCAATCCCGCTCTAATATCATCCCGCGTTTATTCCATGCCCGAGCACAGAATTTTATATCTCCTCCGCTCGGATAGGTAATATTGCCCTCTTCTCTGCCGATGGTATAGAACCACTGATTAGAGGCTGAATCATCGAATAAGATATCATGGATGGTCCCGGTTGGTTCGATAACATCCATCTTATACGCTGCCATCTCTTCTGCGGTTGGCATATCCTCCGGGCAGAGCATCAGGTGAAGTAAATCATAGGCTGATGCTGTCGCAAATCCGGTACATGTTCCCCTGAATCCCTGATCCTTGAGAGCAACTTTCTTAATAAGGGGATTTTCCCATTCGTCAGGAACAACGACGGATTCAAGCGGGGATTTTGCCATCTGGATTCTGGATAATTGCCAATCGTGAGAGGTTCCGATTGGTTTTTGATCTAAAACTGGAACTACCATTTAGATATTGTTTATGGCGAAAAATATATAAATACCTATCGTAAAACATTTAATCAATATATGAAAAATAAAATATTGAGAGTGGTTAAAAAGGCGAAAGAGCGGGTTAAGCAGGCTACTCTCTCGCATTTCCCTGATGACCCCGGGTTAAGACGGCACGCCAGAATGTGTCCCTGCATCAGATAATCCGCATTTATCCCCTGTTTTTCTGGCCTTGCATCCCATCTTTGGATCTCTTGTACGCAGCTCACACTCTCCGGTAATTGATACGAAAAAGCAGGGGAATATATGGGTTATCGTTTCCAATATCCACCACATCCAACCATAAAAACTTCCAGCCGTCTCCATAGGCTGATATTCCCGCAATACTCACAATACCAGAGGGGTGCATGGCGGCGGGAACAGTTACGGCATGTCATGGTTCACCGAACATATCTCTTACTCTGGATTCGATCTCGCATAGTTCTGAATAGAACGTGAACGCCAACTTCTGCATACGATCATCCAGATTGTCGAGAACGTAACCGTGATGACGCATAATCTCAAGTGCGTGTGGTTGCTTCAGTTGCGCCCATCGTGCAAACGCTTCCAGTTCTTCATACGTTGGTTTCATAGTACAATCTCCATCTTAACTTCCCGCAGGCTGCATACCGGACACATAACCGTATCTCCCCAATAGAAACGGTTTGAATCCAGATCGGTTTTAATACATGCAAGAGTAATTTCTGTTCCGCAATATGAGCAGATGCCTCTACGGGTTGTCATGGTTCACACTCTGCTAATGATTCCGCACGACAAATCATTTTCATTAACTTTTGCTCAGATGTGCGAACCACACTATCAGGGATTATACCATGCAATTTAAGCATGGTTATCGAGAGAGCAATATTTTGGAATCGTAGTGCTTCCTTCTCTGATAGGTTAAATCCTTGTGCGATCAACTGTTCAGATATTGGTTTGCATAATGCTCCAAAATGTAATGAGATTGTCATTTCAAACGAGCCGGGTTTGAATGGGGTGTAGTTGGGCTTCTGGTCAGTCATCACAAATCCCGAACCACCACTTCCACCCCTGTTTGGTTTGTCAGTCATCGGGCATTACCTGCCACTCTTTTGTAAGTTGACACGCAATCTCCGCCGCATACACCATCCGCTCGATCTCTCCATGCAGCCGCTTCATATTCTCCTGAAATGATTGGTGTTTCTTGGCTGAATCCGGCGGGTTGTTCGCCCGGAATTGCTCAAGCGCCCGCTCGGTTTGCTTTGCGATGTCGCTGTATGCGTCGCTCATTTCGTAACCTCTGATAACTTTACCGTTATTGGTTCAACGTGGATGTAGTTGGTTTTGAACGCTTCACCCCATCCCTCTGTGAAAATCTGTGAAAGAATATATCGTCTTATTCCTTCCTCTCGCATAGTAGAGGGAAATTGGATTTTCATTGTCAGGGTGCGCTCTGTTATTCCGTCGCTCATTTCTTAACCTCTTGTGTGAATCGTCCTTTTGCGTCTTTCACCGTCGGAGTCTTTCGGGCATTCCGTTTCGGCTTCTGGTCACTCATGGCACATCACCGACCATGAACACATCAAACTCTTTGCCATATCCTCCATCCTCTGCAAGCCCGTATTTCTTGAAGTCGTTCTCAGATGCCTTGTAGAAATCATCACCGCTCTGATACCAGACTTCCAATTCCTGATCCTGTGTTTTTAGGTGCTCAATTAGTTCAGATACTTTCATGGTTTCGCCTTCTTTGCCTTGAAATACCGGCATTTGTTCGGAGCGTTTCGGGTATTATGCTCACAGACAGCGCCGGGTGTCCTTTTACATTTCTGTTCTTGTCCTCTTCTATCGCACGAATGAGGATTCTTTTTCCGATTATTTTTTCGGGTTCGTGCTGCTTGTCGTTCTTTCTGGTCTTGTTTCCCCTGGTCATACAATTCTTTGACTTTCGGAGATCTCTTCAACATGCACTCATCGCAGATCGGTTGTCTGTCAGACTTGTAATTCTTCAGACATTCCGGGCAGATATCCGCATGGCGCTCAAAGGCACTGTTACACGTCCGGCATACAACCCGGCACATTGCCAGCTCATAATTGAGGTATAGTTCCTTTGATTTATACGCCCATCGGAAAGGGTGATCTACTGTGAGATGGACAACATATTCGTTTCCATCTTTGTTGATGGCAATATCGCCCTCTTTCTTCTGGCAGTTCTCGCATTTCCCTACCCGCTCTGTGTGGAATTTCATGAACTCGCGCCACTCTTCAGAACCCCATATTGCGGATAGTTTGCTGCGATTGGTTGCTGTGCTGATGGCTGCTGGGCATGTGCATGAGCGGATCGTATCGCTCATGGTTCATCCACCAAATCCGCTGTCGTTGCATTACAACCCGGAAATGTCTGCTGTACCCCATCTTGGAATACGGGTATTTGATGATAGCAATAATCCGTAAGGGTGCAATAATCCTCATGGAGATATGCGCACTGGTCGCTCATGGTTGCACCTCTATCATCTCGCCCGTAAATTCATAGATCCCTTCTCCCGTCCGGTTTACTCCTGACGTGAACTTTAAGAGGCGGGATATCGTGCGGGTTGATTCGTTGATCCGTTTCCCGATCTCCTGAGAGGAGAATTGATGATTACCTGTTGCTCGGGTTGCCCGGAGTGCCATAGTGAGCCGGGCCGGGATACTGCGGGATTTAATGACGGCGAGGGGGATCATAGTTTCTGCTCCTTACGAATGCGTTTAATGTTCTGTGCATACGGGGATTTTTCACGCCATGCTTTTGTTCTGGTTTTGTTGTGACAGGTATGAGAGCAGAAGCGGGGAGGCGACCTCCCCGCTTTGATTGTTGCATTAAAATAAGATCTCATTACTCCGAAGGGTATTCCACACACCGGGCAACTCATTTGGATTATTAAATTCGGGTTGAGTGCGGGGCATAACTGTTTTGCACACACCCGCTCTTTTTTTCCAACAACGCGGGAGCTTTTTTTCGCTTTCTCTTTAAATAGGAGGTCTGTTTGATAACGTGATCTATACTCTGATGTGAAACAATTGCGACATTTTGGGCCCAACCCATCTTGTGAGGTTATAGATTTTTTATAATGGTTTAAAGGATAAAACTTTCCACACGTTCCACAATGTCTAAAAATGACGCCAGTTATCTCTTTTCTGGGCCTGGCGTGCTCTATCCAAGGTATTTTGCCGATTTTTCGGGCGTACGATTCGCACGCTTTCTGGTGGCATATTTTGCACTTGCCTCCCAGCCCACTATTTAATCTTTTATTTTTTACAAAATCTGATAGGGGTTTGATCTCCCCGCATTTGGTGCATTTCTTCATCTCTCCAGTCATGCCACTATCTCCCACACATGCGTATTCCCATTACACCGGCCAACGTTCTTTACCCGCTCTGGTGTCAAAAACAATATCTTACCCGCGCTTCTGGCTGATGTGAGGTCGAGATCCTTTGCGATCTCATGTGCGTAGAATCTCGTGCCAATCGATTTCTCTCCAATCCATGCGAGTATTCTTTGTTCTTTGGTTGGAGGGCTCATGGTTCCTTCCTCACATACGCTTTACTCGGACGGTTGCAACTCTTGATCGTGCTGCATTCCACCGGCTCACCAGATAAGAGGCACATGTCACAATAGAAATCAGAGCCTTTGATAAGTTGCATTTCATGGTATTCGCATTTACTCAGGCACTTTTTCCGGATCTCTTGTGTATGGAAACCCGTGTTTATTCCTCCTGAACTACTGTCAGTGAGTAAGGTGATATCCATGTGAGAGATTCGCCGAATTTTACATATACCTGTCCATCGGCAGATAGTTTCTGAACTACTCCGACCTTCCCGAAGAAGGGACTGGCCTTGCTGCCGTTGTGCCGGACGTTCTGCCCTGCATGTAGCGGCCCGTTCTTTTCTACAATGAGATTCTGGATGATTTTCTCTTGTGGACTTCGTGCGGGTTTCTCTTGGTTTATCGCCTCATCATACATGATCCCATGCGCCTTACAGCGCGCCCATAGTCTCTGATATAGTTTCTTGTCTGTCTTGAGTAGTGACGAGGGAATCCCGTATTTATTGAACTTTGGAGGGGCTTCCTTAACGTTATTGCTTAACGCAATTGCTTTAACTGATTGCTTAACTTCAATGCTTTGATTGATTGGTTTAATCCCCTTCTTAATCAGCTCTTCCCGCATCCTGCATACTCCGTTGCGGGTTCTTTTTGATGTAGGGAATAGTTTCTGATAATTTTTCCACGCCTGATCCTCATCTACTGATAAGACCGCTTGCCGCTCAGCATCCGACCAAGGGCCTATAAAGAAATTGGTTTTTGCTCCTTTGATAACAGGGTGTTTCTTTTTCGGTTCTGCGGGTTGTGGTACACCAATAATGCGCTGTAATTCTTCCGGCGTTGCATCCTCAATAGTGATGTTAATTTTCATGTCTCATTCACTCCTTACCGTTTGCTGTTCCCGGATCTGTGCCAATATGAACGGATGACACGCCGGGCAGTACGCTCTGATATCTTTCCGGGCCTTGTGATAGGGCACGATCATGTGATACGGTTTGTTGCATCTGGCACAATTTCTAACGGTCATGCTTTCAGTTTCTCCTGAATCATAAACGATGTTATTGATTGCTGTTTGGTATTTGCATCAATAGATGCTTTTTTCATATTCTCAACCGCCTGCTGGTAGTAACTTTGTTTAAGTTCAATTCCATATGCACGTCTACCCATTTTAACGGCCTGATATGCTGTTGAGCCAATACCGAGGAATGGATCGAATACCAGATCGCCAGGATTCGTCCATAACTCAATACATCTCTCAATGACCTCGAGCTGCAGTGGGCATATA